ATGGCAAACAAAATTGATGACAAAGAATTAGAATCATTACAAGAAAATCAAAATCAAATTAATCAACTGTTAAATAAAATTGGTTTATTTTACTTACAAAAAATTAATGCTGAAAAAGTATTAGATGGATCAATTGATGAATCAAAAGATCTAAGTGAAAAACAGGAAACTATAAAAAAAGATCTTGAACAAAAGTATGGAAAAATCTCAGTGGATTTAACTTCTGGTGAGTATTCTGAAATTAGTGATGAAAATAGTTCTGAAATAAGTGATGAAAATAGTAATGAATAATTATTAGATTATGGCTACAATTAATGGATCAAGTTTTTTAATTTATAAAGATAACGATCCTATTGGTCATTCTAATAATGCTACTATAAATTTAAATTGTGATCTGCCAGATAGTAGTTCAAAAGATTCTAATGGATGGCGTGAGGTTTTAGCAGGTGTTAGAAGTGGAACTATTGAAGTTTCTGGCTTAACGGATTACTCTGATACTATAAACTTTTCGGAACTTGCTGAAATGGTTTTGCTTAGAACTTCGGCAACATTTTATTTTAGTCAAGATATTGAGGGTTATGGTGATGGTTTAGTATTGTATGGAACTGGATATATTCAAAGTGTTGATGAAGAAGCAAGTGTTGAGGCAATCACTAATTATAATTTAACAATTAATTTAACTAGCTTAATTTTAGTTGATGAAAGGACTGGTGAGGTTTGGAACACTGACTTTGATGAATGGGAAACTGCTATCTCAAATTGGGAAGTTGCATAAAATATTATTTTGTATATTTGAATAAAATTATTAACTAATAAAATTTAAATAAATGGCAACAGTCGGAGTGTTCAATGGAACTAATTTATTATTGAAAGTTATCACAGATGGTGGTACTTTAGCAACAGTAGGTCATACTACATCATGTACCTTATCATTATCAAATGATTTACCAGAGGCAACAACAAAAGATAGTGCTGGTTACCAAGAGGTGATCGCTGGAGTTAGATCAGGTGAAATAAGTTTTGAAGGGTTAGTGGCTTATGATGATGCAGCTAATGCTATTGAAATGGCGGACTATTTACTAGCTAGACAAAAAGTTGATTTCTCTTTTGGTACCGCAGCTACTGGCGATGCGGTTTATTCTGGTGAAGGATATTTTTCTAGTGTTGAAATGAGTGCTGAAATGGAATCACCAGTAACTTACTCTGGTTCGATTTCTATTACAGGAGCAATTGCAAAAGCTACAAACTAATAAATAGAACTTTTAAAACAGACACCTAGATTAAGGAGCTAGGTGTCTTTAATTTATATATTATGGCAAACAAGAGGCGAGGTTACTATACCTTAAAAATAGGTGGTAAAATGCGGACAATGCATTTTTCTATGAATTTCTGGTCTAATTTTACAGAACAATTAAATTTACCACTTGATAAAATTGGTGATGTTTTTTCTGGTGGAATGTCCATAAAAGGAATAATAGCATTAATATATTCAGGATTATTAGCATACGATCAAGAAGAGGGTAATGAAATTGATTATAATGAATTTAAAGTTGGAATTTGGCTTGAGGATTTTGATTCTGAAAAATTGAATGATGTTGTAAGTTCAATGTTGGAATCTAGGATACTAGGAAATGATCTTAATATGGGTATCAATAGAAAGGTTACTAAAACAACAAAAGTGGGAAAGTCCAAAGCCGACTGACTTGGGACACTGTTATTGATTATTTTATAGGTCAAGTTGGCATAAATCCTGATAATTTTTGGAAAAATACTTGGAAGGAAAATCAATTATTAGGCGAAGCACATACTATTAGATTAAATTTAGAGTGGGAGCAGTTTAGATATTTATCCTCTATAATTTTTAATGTTAATTGCGATAAAAGAGCGCAGATGATTACACCAGATAAGTTATTTCCTTTGCCTCAAGATGTGTACTTGGAACGTGGTAAACCAAAATCAACCAGAAAGGAATATGAGGCATTTTTAAAAAAGGTAAACAATTTAAAGTCATCAAAATGATGGCTTTTTTTTTTCGTATTTTTGAATAAAATTAAAACATGGCAAAATTAAGAATAGATCTGCAAGTTAACTCTAGCGGATTAAACGCTGGTTTAAAGAGTGCATCAGGGAAACTTAAACAATTTGGATCAAAAATAAGTAGTATTGGTGCAAGTATGCAAAGATTTGCATTACCATTAGCGATTGCTGGTGGCGCAGCTATTAAAATGGGTGCTGACTTTGATAAGTCAATAACTAAGATAAAATCTTTGGTAGGAATTGCAGGGGATGAGGTTGATAAAATGGGAAAACAAGCCAGACAAATGGCTATTGAAACAGGGCAAAGCAGTGCAGATGCCGCAGATGCTTTATTCTTTATTACATCCGCTGGTTTAAAAGGAGCTGAGGCAATGGAAGTTTTAAATGCCTCTTTAAAAGCAAGTTCAGTTGGTTTAGGTGATGTTTCTGGTATTGCAGATTTAGCAACCTCAGCGATGAACGCTTATGGCTCAGAAACTTTAACAGCTAGTGGTGCAACCGATGTTTTGGTTGCGGCTGTAAGAGAGGGTAAATTATCAAGTGAGGAGTTAGCTAGTTCAATGGGTAGAGTTTTACCGACTGCATCCGCATTAGGTGTATCATTTAATGATGTTGGTGCGGCAATGGCGGCAATGTCAAGAACTGGCACAAATGCATCTGAAGGAGCAACCCAATTAAATGCTATTTTGATGGCATTAACAAAAACAACCCCAGCACAAGATAAGGCGTTTAAAGCAATGAATTTGAGTGCTGCGGGATTAAGAAAACAAATTAAAGAGGAGGGATTATTAAGTGCCTTAAAAACATTAAAAACAGGTTTAGATGGTAATACAAAAGCGGCTACTGAGTTATTTCCAAATATTAGAGCTTTAAAAGGTGTTTTAGATTTAACAGGAAAAGGTGCTGATGATAATGCTATTATCTTTAAGAACATGGAAAATGTTTTAGGAGACACCCAAAAAGCATTTGATAAAACTGCCCAGAGTGCTAGTTTTAAATTAAAAAAAGCTCTAAATACAGCCAAAGAATCTTTTGCTGAAATGGGTGCTATTTTATTAACTACATTATTACCATTAATTCAAGATCTTACTGGATTAATAACTAGATTATTCAAATCATTTAATAAGCTAGATCCTGGTATGCAAAAATTTATTTCAGCAATTGGAGTTTTAGTTATTGCATTGCCTACAATTATTGGTTTATTTGGCACATTATTAACAGCCATTGGTGCATTATTATCACCAATCGGCTTAGTTGTATTGGCTATTGCTGGAATTGGTACTGCAATTTATACACAATGGGATACAATAGGAAAAATATTAGTAAAATTTTATAATGGTTTTGTTGATTTATATAATGGCTCTGAGCTTTTTAGAGGTGTTATTTCGGCATTAGAGTTTGCATTTACAGCGGCATTTATAAGAATGAAAGCTGGTGTTGACCAATTAATTAATGCATTTGATACTATTTGGAAAGCTATAAAGGCGTTTGCAAATGATGAAAGTATTGGCGATGTCCTAAGCAAAGGATGGGAAAATACACAAGCCATATCAGAAAAAGCTGGTGAGGATATTGCCGATGCTTTTAATAAAGGAATGGCAACTGTAATCAATGGTGAGCTAGAACATCAAACTTTTGAAGGTGTTACAAAAGCAATGAAAAATGTAGCTAAAAAAGTAAAAGGAAAGGTAACTGGACTTTTAGGAGGTGATGTTTTCGGAGGAGCCGCTGGTGGTGATGATAAAAAAGAACCAAAAAAGATCGGTGGGATAGGTGTTGCAAGTGTAGGGTTAGATCCAGTAACTCAATTAGCAATGGGTGCAAAAGAAGGAAATATATTATTACAAACCGAACTAACTAATTCTGCTAATATAATGCAACAGGATTTAGAAAAACGTAAAGCTAAAATGGAGCAGTTTAAGCAGATGGGTTTGGAAATGGGTGAATCGGTTAAGGGTGCTTTTTCATCTATGGGAGTTTCAATAGCACAATCATTAGGCATGGGCGAAACTGCAATGGGAACATTTGTTGGCACTTTAATAACATCTGCAATGACATCAATTGGTGCATCACTTGCACAAACAATGGCTTCTGGTATGGTAGCGGCTGGTGAATCAGCAAAGTCATTTGGACCATTAGCTGCATTTGTTTTACCAGCATTTTTAGCAGGAGCTGCGGTAGCAGTTAAATCAGCATTTTCAAAAATTAAAAAACCTCAAAAGTTTGCAGATGGTGGTATTGTCAGCACCCCAACATTAGGGTTAATGGGTGAATATCCAGGAGCAAGAAGTAATCCAGAGGTTATTGCTCCACTTGATAAATTAAAATCAATGATAGGAAATAGATCATCACAAAGGGTGCAAGTTGGTGGCTCATTTACATTAAAAGGTCAGGATTTAGTAGTAGCATTAGAAAGAGCAAACTCAAATAGAAACAGGATTTTATAATGGCTTATGGCGTAAAATATAGATTAGAATTTTCTGATGAAAATTTAAAGGGGAAAAAAGTTGAAATCTTAAAAGATGGCTATTCTGGAAGTGTTTTAGCATTAACAGGAGCTGAAGAACCAGTAGTTATTACTTGGGATTCAAACGACAATATATATTCACCAATAAAAGGATCAACTTGTACCATTAATTTATTTGATACTGATTCAAGTGCTTATGATAATTTTTATGAGGCGGATGAAAGGGAATATCAAGTAAAAATATATTATAAAGATTCATCTAGTAATTATCAGTTATTTTGGATTGGTTGGTTGGTTGTCGATCAATTTAAAGAAGCATTACAAGCTAAACCATATCCTATATCATTAACCGCCTATGATGGTTTAGGATTATTAGGAGGGTATGATATGCCAACTGGAACATCTTATACCGCTAAGACATTATTATATTATATATATACTATTTTAGATGATTTAGATTTAGATTTAGATATTTATATTTCAAATGATATATTACAAAGCTCACCTTCAGCAAGTACATATACATTATATGACCAAATTTCTGTAAGTCAAAGGGCATATTTTAAAGATGGTTGGGATTTAAGAACCTCAAAAAAAGTATTAGAAACTATTTTAAAATATACAAATGCAAGAATTTTCCAATCGTATGGGCGTTGGTATATTATAAATAATTCAAGCTATTCAGAGCAATCGGTTAAAGATTCTAGTTATACAACCGCTAGTGGTGGTTCTGTGCCAACAGGCATTAGAGCAAGTGAAACCGCATCCTTAGTAGCAAATGGCACTGAATCTATTAAATATATTATCTATAATTATTTAGGGGTTTATCAATCAACATCAACAGTGGATGTTTTACAAAAAATCCCAACTAATTTATTACCATTAGATGCTGATTTGACTAGAGAATATCTAAGACCATTAAAATTACATAGCATAGAAACTGATTTAGGACAAAGTAAACCTCTCTTGAATATTAATCCAGGATTTGAATTTGGGACAACTGCATGGACCGCCTATACAACTAGTACAACCGATGAATCTGCTGGTGAAATATCAACCTCTGAAGTTTTACAAGGAAATAAATCATGGAAAAACAGTCAAGTTCAAACCTCTACAAGTTTAAGGGACACATTAAAACAAGTAACCGATTTGCCACAAACTCAATTATTAAAATATAAATTAGAATTAAACGCTTTTTTAGAATCTGAAAGTACAACTGCAAGTTTTAAATATAAGTGTAAAGTAAAAATCGTTGAAACTGGTCCTGGTGCAACAGGCGTTCAGTATTGGAATAATAGCACATCTGGATGGGTTGGATCTGAAGTGTATAATGAGATTGATATAAATAATGATGAAAAAAACATTTGGCAACAAACTACATTTTCAATAGATTCAATCCCTAGCTCATGGGGTGCAGCTGATTTTGAAATATATTTAACAGAACCATATACATCAGTTTCATCAGGACTAGATGCTATTTATTATGATAATATTTTGTTAACATTTGTTAATCCAGATGGTTCATCCTATTATCCTGATTTTAATAATTATAATTTTATTCGTGAAAGATCCGATGCACTAGTATTAAGTGGGGTGTCAAAGAGTGAAAATTTAAATGCTGATTTAGATAATTGGTTTAGTGGAAATATTACAGGATCTTATTATAGATCTAGGGATGCTGTAAATTTTTTAAAATCAATTAGTGAAATTACATCAATCCAAGTAATGAATGATTATAGAGATTATTTAATTAGATATGAGGGTACTTTATATAATAATGATACCGATCCAATTGGTTTACATAATAAGATTTGGGTTGATTTCGGATCTAGTATTTTAAGAGATCCAGTTAGTTGTTATTTAGATTCCATGACTTATAATTTGAAAAAAAATACCTATGAAGTAATTATGCATTTACCTAACCAAAACGATGATATTAGTTCAACAATAAAAAGGCGATTTTCTTAACCTTTTTCTTTTCCTTGTTTGCTTGAGAAACCTCCTTAGTACCCACCTTTGGGGGTTTCTTTTTTAAAATAATTTTTTTATTTAAAGATTTTTTTTGTATTTTTGTAAGCTAATAATAAAATTATGGTATATAATGAAAATTTTGAAATTCACTTTAGAAGGGAATTAAAAAGATTAAAATTAAAGAGATACAACATTTGCAAGATATTAAGTTGTACTATGCCAACATTAAAGAATAGAATCGAGAATCCAGGTCGCTTTACTGTTGCAGAAATCAAAAAATTAATAGAATCTGGATTCGATTTAAATCGTTTAATTTAAAACCTTAAAATTTATGAAATCAGTAAACATTAAAGGCAAAGAATATATCACTGTAAATGAGCGGTTGATATATTTTAGATCACAACCAAACTTTAAAGGTTGGCGAATTTCTGAGGATGTTGTTTCCTTAGATGAAAAAGAGGGGTTATTTAAAGTAACTATAATAAATCCAGAAGGATTTGAAATGGCTGTTGCTCACGCTCAAGAATATAGAGATTCAAGCTATATTAATAAAACATCATTTGTAGAAAATGGATTCACTAGTGCATTAGGCAGGGCATTAGGTTATTTAGGTATAGGAATAAATACTGCAATTGCCTCAGCCGATGAGGTTGAAACCGCTATTAATAATCAACCAACAAATGATAAAGAATGGTTAAAAGAAAACCAATTAATTGCAACTCTTAAAGGCACAAAAGAACAAGCCGAAAAGGTAATTGCAAATTATAAAATGAAAAAAGAATATAAAGAAAAAATCAATAATCAATTTAATTTAAAATAATATGGAACAATTTAAACATCAAAATGGTAATGGTAGTATTTTTAAAAATGAAAATAAAACACCAGAAAACAATCAGCCAGATTATAGGGGTTCAATAGTGCTACAAGATGGCACTGAACAACAAATTGCTGGATGGGTTAAACAAGGCAACAAAGGATCTTTTTTGTCTTTAAAATTAAGTGATCCTTATGTTAATACAGAAACACCAGTACCACCTTGTAATGATATAGGCGATGGTTTACCCTTTTAATTATAAAGCAAACTAAGGGAAATAAGAAGGCATGATTAATTTCGTGCCTTTTTTTTTGTATTTAATTTGATTTATTGAAAATATTTTTTTAAATTTAAAATCAATTTTAAAATTTATATATGAAACATTGTAGAGATTCTTTAAGATTATTTGGACAATTACTAAAAGATATTTTTGGATCTGATAAAAAAAATGATGATCCGCATGGTTGGTGTCGCTATCCAATTAATGTAAAAAATAGATATCAACAAGTAAAAATATTAAGTAAAATAAGTAAAGAAATTAGAGCAAAACAAATAATAAAAGATGATAGTAAAAAAAGATAGTAACGACCATTACCACTCTCACAATTCAATAAGTGCTAGTGGATTAAAAGAGATATATAAAAAATCAGTATATCACTTTTTAAATAGAAAATTTAAAGAATCACCAGCTATGAGATTAGGCACTGCGGTACATCAAGCTATTTTAGAACCTGATGATTTTTATGATATATACCATATCATTGAAAAAATAGATAAAAGAACTAAAGCAGGTAAGGATGAATACCAAAAGCAAATTGAATTGGCAGATAATAAAATTATTTTAGAATCCGATACTCATAATATAATTAAAGAAATATTAAAATCTTTTAGAGATAATGAATTGGCACAAAAATATTGCAAGGGTGAAATTGAATTATCACATTATTTAAAACATGAGGGGGTTGATGTTAGGGTTCGACCTGATTGTATTAATAGAATATCCAATTTTATAAGTGATGTTAAAACTTGTCAAGATAATTCACCTGAAGGTTTTAAAAGAGATATTTATAAATGGGGTTACCATTTACAAGCTGCATTTTATATGGATATGCTAGGTATTGATAATTTTAAATTTGTAGCGGTAACAACATCCTATCCTCATACTGTTGAGATATATTCATTAGATGAGGATACAATAGAATTTGGTCGAAATGCATGGCAACAAGCTTTTTCAAATTGGCAAATTTATTTAGAAACTAACCAACCACCTGGCTATTATTGGTATAAGTTTGCTGATGATGGCTCTTATTTATTATAATTATGTTAAAATTTAAAAAATTAGTTGAGCAACATTTTAATCTGGATATTAATAAAAAAACTAGGGTTTTTAAATATGTATTTGCCAGAGCTTGTTATTATGAATTATGCCATAAATATACAGAAAATTCATTAGCAAAAATATCATCCACTGTTAATAGAACTCATGCCACTGTTATTAATGCATTAAGGGGTTTGCCATTTATGTTAAAAAGTAATAATGGAATATATTTTAAAAATAAATATAATGAGCTACAAATTAAAAAAGATAAATTATTAGGAATTACTAAAGAGAGAATGGACCTTGATAATCTTGTTAATAATTACAATATTTTATTAATCGAAAATGATTTACTTAAAAAATCAGTAAAAGATTTAAAGAAAAAAAATAGAAAATTATTTAAGGATTGCAAGGAAATGAAACGAATTATTTACATCATGGCGGATACTGATTAAGTTTTTTTTAATTTTGTAAAAAAACTTTATGAAAAGAAATCCTTATGCTAAATATTTAGGAAAAGAGGATGTGTTGCAAAATCAAGTAATGAGATATTTAGGTTATAAATATCCAAAAGCATTATTTACTCATGTAGCAAATGAGGGTAAAAGAACACCATTTGAACAATATAAAATGAAATACTTAGGCACTAAACCAGGAATCCCAGATTTGATGATTTTTACACCAAACTTAAATAAAGGGGGTTTAGCCATCGAATTAAAAGCTGGGTATAACAAACCTACTGAGTATCAAAAAAAGTGGCTTAGAGAGCTTGAAAATGCGAATTGGGTTGCTGTTTGGCATAATAATTTAGATGAATGTATAAAAACAATAGATAAATACTTCAAAAACGAATTATGAGCCGTGTAAAAAAGATATATTTCCATGAGATCACTCAAAAGGTTAGATGGACACAAAACTCTAGTGATAATTTTAAGTATGATTATAAATATGTAGGTGAAGCAAATGAACCAGAGTTTGATCTATTAATGGATTTTCTTTGGTTTTTATACGAGGATCAGACCATAACCTATAATCAATTTTTTGATACTTATAAGGAATTACGAGAATTTTGCGACCAAGTTAAAGGTTTGGTTGACAAGGAATAATTTTCGATATTAGATATATTTATGAAATACAATAGAATTTACAAACCTAAAAAGTTTGATAATTTTACAATTATCCCTAGCCATATACTTAGGCATAAAGGTATTTCAATTGGTGCAACTGGTTTATATGCTTATTTATTTTCACATAAATCCGATCAAGAAATTACAATACAATTTATTTGTGGGCATTTTAAAGAATCAAAAGGCGCTATTGGTCGAAAGTTAAATGAGCTAATTGATGCTGGTTATGTTAATAGAAAAAGGGTAACTGAAAAAGGTAAATTTAAAGGATATAACTATATACTAAAAGCAAAACCGAAACCCCAAAAACCGAAAACGCAAAAACCGAAAACGCAAAATGGACCACAAAGTAATATTAATACTATATATACTAATACTAGTATATATAATAAAAGTAATATTAACCAAAATGCCAATATTGAAAAATCATTTGAGCATTTTATAAAATTATTTGATTTAAGATACCAACCAAAAACTGATACTCAAATTTTAAATTGGAAAAAATGTCTGGATAAATGTATAAGTATTGATAAATATAATTTAAAGGATATTTACCTAGCTGTTAAATTTATTAGAAATGATGATTTTTGGAGAGAACATTTTTTGAGTTTATTAAAATTAAGAAACCAAGATAAAAATGGAATATTGTATATACATAGATTTATGGAATTATATAAGAAACAAAATAAACCTAAATGTTATTGGAAAATAAAAGGGATAAAAGAATATGTGATTTATTTAGATCCTGATGGTTCTAAAAAATTAGGTGCAATAACAAAAACCAATAAACTTAATGAATTTAATTTAAGTCAATTTTTAGATAAATTAGAAATTCAACAGCTTAAAGATTTTATAAATTGATTAATGGAAATAGGTAAAATTTATAAACTAGATAAAAACGAACAAAAGATAGTTGAGTTATGTGCTATGCAAAGGCAATATAATAAAATTAAAACTGGTTGGGATGGACATAAAACAGTTAATAAAAAATCAGATCTTAATTTAAATATAGTTGGATTTGGTGGCGAATTTATTTTTGCTAGGGAAAATAATCTATATCCAGATTTTAAAATACATAATACATCCAAAGAATTAAAGACCGATTATTATGATGCTACTTGGTTTGGGTATAGTGTAGATATTAAAGTAAATAGAAAAAAAAATAATCCATTTATGATACCACAATATGCAAAAAGTGATTGTAAAATATTTGCTCTTTTTACTTGTACCTATCCTAATTACACCTTTGAGGGTTTTATGATTGATAATATAATATTTCAAGAAAAAAATCTAAGAATGACTAGAGTAAAAGCATTTGTAATGGAAAAAGAAAACCTATTAAATTACAAAGAATTAATGTTTTTACTTAAAATATAGAAAATATTTTTTTATATTTAAAGAAATTTTTTATTTATGAATCACTATAATGACTTAATAGCTCTAGGTATTATACTAAAGAGGCAAAATGGATCTATTAAAACCAAATGTCCAAAGTGTTCACATAATAGGCGTAATAAAAAAGATGATTGTTTATCGGTTAATATTGATGAGGGTTTATATAATTGTCATCATTGTGGGTGGGGTGGTAATGTAAAATTTAAACCTAAAATTGAATTTACTATACCACCAAAAGTAAATACTAATTTAGCCGATAGAGTAATTAAATGGTTTAGTAAAAGGGGAATTTCAGAACCTACATTGATGCATTGGAAAATTGGCGAATCTCTTGAATATATGCCTCAAGTTCAAGCTAAAAGAAGGTGTATAAATTTTAATTATTATAGAGATAATGAAATTGTAAATGTAAAATATAGAGATGGTCAAAAGAATTTTAAATTAGTTTCTGGAGCTGAACTAATATTTTATGGCATTAATAATATAATAGATTCCAAAACTTGTTATATCGTTGAGGGTGAAATGGATGCTCTTAGTTTACATGAGTGCGGTTTATATAGTGTGTGTAGTGTTCCAAATGGTGCTAGTAAAGGATCTCAAAAATTAGAATATTTAGATAATTGTTTTGAATATTTTAAAGATAAAAAAGAAATAATATTATGCACCGATAATGATGATCCTGGTTTACAACTTAGAAATGAACTAGCAAGAAGGTTTGGAAAATATAAATGTAAATATGTTGAATTTGGTGAGTTTAAAGATGCTAATGATGTATTAATTAATAAAGGGGGTGAAACACTTAGAAATATAATTAAAAATGCTAAAAATTTTCCTCTTGAAGGAGTGCTTAATTTAGATAATATATGGCAAGATGTTTTAAATTTTAATGAAAATGGAGTTGTTAATTATTCAATAGGATTACCAAATAGCGATGATTATTTTAAAATGTCTTTTGGTGAATGGACTGTTGTTAGTGGTATTCCAAATAGTGGTAAAAGCGATATATTAGATCAAATACTATGCAACTTAGCTACTAAACATGATTTTAGATGTGCTATGTTTTCACCAGAATCTTATCCTTACGAGGGACATATTAAAAGAATGGCAAATAAATTAAATAAAAAAAATTGTAATAATAATGATCTTAATAATACTAAAGATTTTATTGAGGATCATTTTTATTGGATTAAAATAGATTTAGAAAATTTAACTCTAAAAGGTATTTTACAAGCATTTAGAGAGCTAGTATTTCAAAAGGGAATTAACGTATGTGTAATTGATCCCTATAATATGTTAGATCATTCAGCACAAAAAGACCATAGTTATATTGGAAAAATATTATCGCAAATAACCCAATTTTGTCAACAAACCAATACTCATTTATTTTTAGTGGCACATCCTAGAAAAATTGAAAGTGATGGAGGTGTATATAAAAAACCTACTTTATATGATAT